TCACAGGATGCGGAAGCCCCTACAATGGAACAAGAACAATACTTGCAGAAAATCTTGGACAATATACCTTCTCAGCTGCAATCACAAATGCCGACATTATCGAAGCAAATGTTATTCCATCTGGAGTCGCGACTTTATCTGGAGCATCAACTTATGTTGGAAACGCAGCTGTTGAATCAGCTGTCTATACAGTTTCAGTCAATGTGTTCCAAGCAAGACTTTCAAGCGGAGGACAAATAGAGGGTGTCGATTTTGCCGTTACGCCGTTCAAAATGGGCAGATCACTTTTCAACACCTGCGTAGGTTTGTTGGGCAGTTACATGGACACCGAAAGCATGTGTCAATAAATGCCTAACCAAACAATCCTTGAACAAGTTAGAACACCTTTAGCAACTGCTTTATCAAGTGTTGCAGGAAATGTTTACGCCTTCGTTCCAGAGTCCGTAGTTCCTCCAGCTGTTGTGTGCGTTCCAGATTCACCATATCTTGAATTTGAAACAATAAGCAAAGCAAACATTCGCGCTAAAATTAACATGACCATCACAGTTGCAGTTGCTTACAATAGCAACCCAGCATCGCTCGACAATATCGAGCAATTAATAATAAGTGTTCTGGCAGTAATTCCAACAGGATATATTGTCAGTTCGGTCGAAAGACCAACAGTAACAACAGTTGGAGCATCAACGCTGCTAATTGCAGATGTTCGAGTTTCTACCTACTACACAAGAACAATCTAAGGAGTAATCATGGCAACCCAAGTAATTACAGGTCGCGATGTATCGCTGTCTTTTTCAGGTTCACTCGGAACAGACATTGATGCACAAGCACTTTCAGCGACTTTAACCAAATCAATTGATCGCCAAACATATCAGACACTTGATGGTGAGGCTTACAAGACAACAAATGTCGAAGCAGAATTCACAATGGAAATTCTTGCAGATTGGGGCAAGACTTCCTCAGTATGTGAGGCTCTATGGGCAGCAGCAGACAACACACCAGATACAACTTTTACAGTTACAATGACTGTTACAACTGGACACACTTTTGCTTTTGACTGCCTACCAGCTTATCCAGCACCAGTTGGCGGAACAGGCGCAGATGCGCAGACTGCAACATTTACTTTCAAAGTATCTAAGGGCGCAGTAACAGAATCACTATAATAAAAAAACGGGAGCAAACAAAATGAAGTTACCAATAACAATTGAATACAGCTCAGGCGAGCAAGCAACATACATTGCCCAACCGCCTGAGTGGGCGAAGTGGGAAAAGCAAACAGGAAACACAATTGGTCAAGCCCAAGACAAAATGGGTATATCCGATTTAATGTTTCTTGCATATCATGCGCATAAGCGTGAAGCAGGTGGAAAGCCTGTTAAACCTTATGATGCTTGGATGGAAACTATTACTGACATAATTGTTGGTGATGCAAACCCAAAAGCCACGCAGCAGGAAGCCTAAACAGATTATTGGTTGAGTTGGCATTAGCAACTCATATACCAATGAATGAATGGGTTGATGCAGATGATATTTATACAGCGATAGAAGTATTGGAGGCGAGGTATGGCAAGTGAAACCATTGCATACAACAAATCTGATCTCCGCGATCTTTACAAAGCGTTCAAACTTATGGATGAACAAGCGACCGAAGAAGCACGCACTCAGTCTTCTGCTTTGGCGACTTACGCAGCTGAACAAATTAAGATTACAGCTAGAGGTAGAACAAAATCAGGCAAGGTTGCGCAAAGAGTTGCGGATGGAGTTAGCATCTCAAAGTCCAGCAAAATCGGTGAGTTCCGATATGGTTTCGCACGACAGAAATTTTCAGGTGGTGCTACAACGCAAACCCTATGGGGTGGCGTTGAGTTTGGTAGTAATAAGTTCAAACAGTTCCCTACATATAGCGGAAGGCAAGGCAGAGGTTCGCGTGGGTGGTTTATCTATCCGACCCTTCGCAGAGTTCAGCCTGAATTGATTAACAAATGGCAAGAGGCTTTCAGTCGCATTATTAAGGAATGGGTATAATGGCAAGCGATAGTCGCACCTTAAAGTTATCAATCCTTGCCGATGTTGATGACCTAAAAAAGAAACTTGGCGATGCTGATAGTGCGGTGCAACAAAACTCAAGCAAGATGTCTGAGTTTGGCAAAAAAGCAGCATTGGCTTTTGCTGTTGCTGCTGCTGCTGCTGCTGCATACGCAGTCAAACTTGGCGTAGATGGTGTTAAAGCAGCCATTGAAGATGAGCAAGCACAATTAAGATTAGCGAGTGCGTTAAGAACTGCTACAGGTGCTACAGATGGTCAAATTCAGGCAACTGAAGATTACATAAGTAAAACTTCTTTAGCTGTGGGTATAGCCGATGATGAATTAAGACCAGCTTTTCAAAGACTTGCTGTTTCGACAAAATCAACTGCCGAAGCACAAGAATTATTAACTCTTGCAATAGATGTAAGTAAAGGATCTGGTAAAGATTTAGAAACTGTTGTTAATGCTTTAGGTAGGGCTCAAGATGGCAATACAACTTCACTTGGAAAACTTGGTGTTGGGTTATCTAAAACCGAAACATCAACTTTGACTTTTACGGAAATTCAAAAGAAATTATCTGATCTTTATGGTGGGGCAGCAAGTCGTAATGCTGAAACTTTTGAAGGCAGAATTGATCGCTTAAGAGTTGGATTTAATGAAGCAAAAGAAGCTGTTGGAACAGCCCTGCTTCCTATTATTGAGCAATTGATTGAGTATGTTATTGTTTATGGAGTTCCAATTATCAACAAATTTAGAGATGCTTTTGATGTGGTTAAAGCAGCAATTGATCGGAACAGAGAAAATTTTGCTGAGTTTGCAACTTTACTAAGAACTGTTGTATTTCCAATAGTTGAAAAGATATTTGGTTTCTTATTAGATGTTGGTGTTAAAGCAGCCTCAGCAATTATTGATGCTTTTGGATCTATCGTTGGAGCAATCACACCAGTATTAAATTTTATTATTGGCGCAATTAACAAAGTTATTGATGGATTAAATCTTGTTCGAGGTGGCACAGATATAGCAAAACTTAGCACAGTAGGTGGTGCAGGTAGCACAAGTGCAGGCGGTGGATTTAGTGGTATTCCTTCTGGAGGATTTGCTGGAACTACTGGAACTAGTGGAAGTAGTGGATTTGCTGGAACTAGTGGAACTAGTGGAAGCGGTGCAGGTATTGGGGCAATATCTGGAGCAAGCAGCCTTACTGATTTAGTAAATAAATTGGCTAATGTGCAGGACAAAATTACAGATGTAACATTTGCAACATTGACTGGTGGCTTGAGCAAATCAGCTGCACAAAAGCAACTAGATCAATTACAAGCAGAATTTAGAGTTTTAGAAAAACAAGCAAATACAATTGCAAAAAATCCACAAATCTTAATTAATGTAACTGCCCTTGATTCTGAGAGTGCTGCAAGAGCTGTTACTAAAGCATTAAATGAAAGCGCAGCAAGATCAACTCCTGCATTAGATTATGCAGCAATTAGAGCAAAAGCTGGATAATGACTGCTTGGTCGCCCGATTGGAAACTTACTGTCGCAGGTGTTGATTACACCGACATAGCCATTAGCGATATTCAACATCAAGCTGGTCGCTCAGATATTTATCAGCAACCTAGTCCATCTTATATTCAAGTAAGTTTTGTGGCATTATCTGGTCAAACTTTGCCCTTTGACATAAACGATAGTTTAAGTTTGCAAGTTAAAAACAGCGCAGGAACTTATGTAAATATTTTTGGTGGCGATATAACTGATCTTACTGTTAGCGTTGGTGCAACAGGAGGAATTGCTAGTGTTGTTGAATACTCAATCCTCGCAATGGGATCACTTGTCAAGTTAGCAAAAGAATTGTATTCAGGCACAATTTCTCAAGATGAAGATGGTAACCAAATTTATGATCTATTGTCTAGCGTATTGCTTGGCACTTGGAATGATGTCCCAGCAGCTTCTACATGGGCAACCTATGATGCAACTGAAACATGGGCTAATGCGCAAAATCTAGGACTTGGTGAAATAGATACCCCTGGGCTTTACACAATGGAAAACAGAGCAGCCGAAGTTGATACTATTTACAACATCGCAAGCCTTATTGCTAATTCAGCATTTGCATATTTGTATGAAACTAATAATGGCGATATTGGGTATGCCGATGCGGATCATCGCCAAAATTACTTATTGACCAATGGCTATGTTGATCTTGATGCTAGACACGCATTAAGTCAAGGACTTAGCACAATTACACGATCAGGTGATATTCGCAATGATGTGTATATCAATTATGGCAATAATTTTGGCTCACAAAAAACTGCAACATCTGCAACTTCAATTGCAACTTATGGCTACAAAGCCGAAAGCATCAATTCAGTTCTCCATTCTGCTGTGGATGCTCAAGCTGTGGCAGATCGATATATTGCCCAAAGAGCATTCCCACAACCAGCATTCCAAAGCATTACTTTCCCAATTACAAATCCAGAGATTGACAATAGTGATAGGGATAATCTGCTAGGCGTATTTATGGGGCAACCTCTAAACATCCAAAACCTACCTGCTCAAATCTCAGGCGGTGAGTTTGAAGGATATGTTGAAGGATGGTCATGGAGCACTAGGTTCAACGAATTATTCCTGACAATTAACTTGTCGCCTGTGGCTTATAGTCAAGTGGCGATGCGTTGGAATACAACACCAATTACAGAGGCATGGAACACTTTAAGCCCAACTTTGACATGGGAATACGCTACAATCGTAGCCTGAGATAAAGGATAATATGGCAACCACTACCAATTACGGCTGGGTAACTCCAGATGACACCGCGTTAGTTAAAGATGGCGCAAGTGCTATTCGCACGCTTGGATCATCTGTTGATACAACAACTAAAGCATTAAACCCATCAACAACTCTTGGCGATGTTGAGTATCGCTCATCCACAGCAAATACAAATACAAGACTTGGAATTGGAACTACTGGTCAAGTCTTAACTGTTAGCGGTGGCGTTCCTGCTTGGGCAACTCCTACTGCTGGTAGTTTTACTTTAATTAGCACGACAAGTTTATCAGGAACATCAACAACTATTACAGTTGCGGCAAATAGTTATCAGCGTTTAGTTGCTGTTGCTGAGGGAGTTGATTCTGCCGCTGCAAATTGGAACGCATATTTACAAATAAACAGTATTACTACTAGCGTTTATCATCAGGGCGTTTTATATTATTTTGGTGGTGCAGGTGGTGCTAATGGTTATACTGAAAGCGGTATTTATCTAAATTTTGCTGGATCTCAAGGTTTGGGAGCATCTAACAATAATTTATTTGTAACTGAGTTTCTAAACCCCAATGATACATCTCTGAAAGCAATACAACATAGTTCATTTTATTATTACAGCATAGACAACAATTATTCGACTAAATTTTCAAACACATTTGTGCAAGCAAGTGCCGTTATTTCAAGTATAGTTTACAAAGCAGACAACGCGTTCTCAGCAGGCACAGTTAAATTATATGGAGTAAACTAATGACAAAACCAATGGTAAGAATACACAATACTGAAACAGATGAAGTCATTGATCGTGAAATGACTGCTGCTGAGCTTAAAATTTATGAAACAGAGAAAAAATACATTGCGGATAAAATTGTTGAAGTAGAAACAAAGGCTGCCAAAAAGCAAGCAATCCTTGATCGCATTGGCTTAACTGCCGATGAACTCAAAACGATACTTGGCTAATGAAGGCTTGGTTATCTAAAGCTGCTGTTCAAATGCGCGAGCAGATTGACGACAGTTTTGCCGATAGATCACGCAAGTCGGATGGTTGGATCGGGAACGAAAAGCACCAAAACACTAAGAGCGATCACAACCCCTTGCCGTCTGGTGAAGTTTGTGCTATCGATGTCGATGCTAAATTATGCGATCAGCCTGAGATGAGCATTTACCTAGCAGAGCAAATTAGAGTTGCTGCAAAAACAGATAAGCGAATTAGTTACATAATCCATGTTGGCAAGATTGCATCCCCATTGTTGAATTGGAAATGGCGCAAATATAGAGGCATAAATTCACACCACAGACATTTGCATGTTTCATTCAAAGCAAATCAAACAGGCGAGTTCTTTAACATCCCACTACTAGGAGGCAAATAATGAAACTAACCAACAAACACAAAGCAGCAATTAAGTCATATTTAAGAGCTGTTGCAGCTAGTGGTATCACAGTCCTTTTAGCAATTGCAGCCGATATTCGACCAGAGTATGCAATTTTGCTGGGTTCATTAGTTGCACCTATTGTCAAAGCAATTGATCCAAATTCAGGCAAAGAAGCTGATTATGGCGTTAATGCCAAATGACACCGAACGAATGGGTTGGTTTAAGCGTTGGCGTATGCGCCGTATTAACAAGTTTATTGCTGGTTCTGCGCTTCGTTATTAAATCCTACTTGCAAGAACTTAAACCTAATGGTGGGTCAAGCATGAAGGATCAGTTAAACAGATTAGAAGCGCGTGTTGATGATCTGTTTATGTTAATTAGTAAGCGATAATTTATTTATGGCGAACACACGCAAAACCACTAAACGGACAAAGATCAATAGGCGCGTAGTTCGCCACACTCCTGATCCATCGAAGATTGATGCTCATTACATCGCGTTGCACGAATGTTACAAAGCTGCAAGAAAAGCAGGATTTACACCAGAGCACGCATTTTGGTTAATGACTGAGCATAAAACTTTTCCTGATTGGGTCGTAGGCGATGGCGGAATCATTCCTAGTATTGACCCGACAGAAGAAGATGAAGATTAAAGCCAATCGTAGGTATTTAGTAACGCCAGATTTACAGATTCCTCTGCATCATCCAGCAGCTGTAAAGAACCTCATTAAAATGAGCAAGCATGAGAAATTTGATTATGTATTAAATGTTGGTGATGAGCTTGATATGACCAGTCAAAGTCGTTGGGTAAAAAATACAAAGACAGAATTTGCCGAAACTTTAGATCAAGAGCGATCGATTGCTCAAGACATTCTTTACGATTTAGGCACGACAGATATTATTAGATCAAATCATACGGATAGATTGTTTACTACACTCTTAAAGGGTGCGCCATCATTACTTGGATTACCAGAATTAGTTTATGAGAAATTTATGGGCTACACAAATCTTGGAATAAAATTCCACAAGCGTGCTTATGAATTTGAACGCGGATATTTTTTAGCGCACGGAGATGAGGGGGTTATGTCTAAACATGCTGGTATAACTGCCCTAAACCTTGCCAAAAAATGGCACTCAGGGGCTCATGGAGGCGTTGTTTGTGGGCATACCCATAGGCAGGGTGCTGTAAGGCATCAAACTGGCTTAAACGGGCGTTATTCAACGATTTGGGGCATAGAGGCTGGTCATTTAATGGATATGAAGAACAAAGCGAGTTACCTAAAATATGCCTCAGCCGACTGGAATATGGGATTTGTAGTTCTTAATTTTGGCAAGAAAGGTATGAGCGTAGAAGTAGTGCCAGTTAATCACGATGGCTCATTCAGCTACAATAAGCGTTCTTATGGGGCTTGAAACCGACTATCGGGATCGTTCGATTGATGATCATATCGATGAATTTGAGGATATTAATGTTATCTAATCGTTATAGAACACGCCGACACTCAGGTAGATAAATAGCTTGATTTAGGTCAAACTTTATGTATTCACAGAGATGCTGTGGATATGTAAGGGAGCGACATGAAAATACAGATTGACTTAAAAGCTGCTGATTTTGAGCAGTTATGGATTAACTCAATGGAATGGATGAATAACGATTGGCAAAAACAAGCAGATCGATTTGATCCAAGCCCATTATTTAGCTGGGGCTATGCATATTGGTTTGATAATTATGCAGCCCTTAAAATGGCAGAAGGTTTTTTAAGTTCATTAGGCAAGAATTACGCAACACACAGCGATGAAAATACAGGCGATTGGGTCATACTGACCAACTATGCCAGCCCTTGCCACTTACGCAAGAAACTGGTGAACGCATGATTGAAACAACAACAGGTTGGTTAGTGCTTTATAGCGTGCTAGGGTATTTAATTGTTTGGGGCATTCACTCAACAATTAAAGAAAACTATGGGCAGACTATGTATTGGCGTGGTCGGAAACACGGATATGACATGCACCGCAGGATTACAGATGCTAAACGAGATCAAGTATTTGATTATGACAAGCAGAACTGAACTCCTAGATGAATGCGCACAGATCCTTAGTCAAAGGGGCAGCGTTTACGGAAGCAGTCGAAGCAATCACGAGCGGATCAGCGAGTTGTGGTCTGCTTACTATGGAAGTTACATATCGCCTATGCAAGTCAGCCTCATGCAGCTGCTTGTCAAAGTGTCAAGGCTCTCAGAAACTCCAAATCACAAAGATAGTGTTAAAGACATCATTGGTTACGCAGTCATATACCAAGAGCTGCACGACCAATACGAGAATGAT